ACTCAAAACTGGATTCGATTCCCAATTGCTGCTCCTGTAGGTAATGTTGAGATAGCTTTTGATGGATCAAATCAACGAATAATTGAGGCTACATTTCGAGCCTTTCCCGATGCAAATAGTCGCCTTTACTTCCTCGGTGATGAAACTGCAGCAATCGGCGGATCGTAGGAGCAATTAGATGACAAAGAAACAAGTTAATATTGACGATCTCTTGGCGGAAAATGAGCTCACGTTAACGATTGGTGGAAAAGATTATGTCGTTCGTGATGTTCAAATGGAGTCTTTTTTAAAGGCTACAAAGATGAATGACGAAGAGATGGGTCCAGAGATGATTTTTGAGCAGCTCGCATTATTTTTTGATGTTGACATCGCGGAAGTTAAGACGATGGGAATGCGAGCTGCAGGCTTAGCCAGCCGTGAGATTAATAAGTGGATGATAAAAGAAGCTGATGATATGCGTTCCGGGCTTGAAAAGGAACAACCAAACTCGGACCCTTAGATTACGGTCGATGTTTTGCACAGCTAGCATCGACATATGGTTGGACCCATCTCGAAATCTTAAGTCTTACGATGCATCAATTTTTCACGTATCTCGATTTTGTTCCTGTAATGGAAGCAAGACAGCAGAAGTATCTTATCGAAGCAATGTCTTTTCCATATATGAAGGAACAGGATCGAAAAGCTGTGATGCGTAAATATAATGATCTTGATAGAAAGCCTCAACGAGTTATTGCTACCCAAAAAGATATTGATAAGTCTTGGGATCTTCTAAGAAATAGGAGACGAAAATGACGAACTGGATAGGCGGCGATATAGGTTCTAGATATTTGATGGATATCTCGCAGAGCCTAAATGCGCTCAATACTCTACAAGCTGCAGCAACAGCATCTGCCATGAATACTAATAAGGTGGTTGCAAGTCAATACGGTAGGATGAACAAACAGCTTGCTGGACATGCTAAAACAAGTGCAGCTACTGCACAGAAGCTTAAAGCGACATGGTGGGCAAGATTCGGAACTGTTGCTTTAGGGTTTACTATTGCATATCGTGCATTAAATGTTTTAGAGGCTGGCGTTCGTCGTGTAGTTGAGATTATTGGGGAGGCTATTAAAGAATCTGGGGCATTGGCATCTGTTCAAGCAAAATTGGCATTATGGACGACAATGCACTCAAAAGGTGTAGTTACATATGCTGAAGCCTTTACCTATGCTCGTGGATCGATGCTTGAGTTAATGAGAGCAAGTGTTACATCATTAAGTTCCATTGAGGAATTATCAACTGGCCTCGATGAAATGGGTCAGACTCTTGGATTAGTTCGAAAGGAAACAGTAAAAAGTGCAGTTGATCTCGTTGATTTTACTGTATTGGTTGCTCAAACAACAGGATCAGTTACACGCCAAGTTCGTCAGGAGATTCAATCTTTGTTGCAAGGTCAAATTAGAACTACAGATATCGTCATTCGAACCATGAGAAAGATGGGAGTTATTACGGATGAAGATATTATGAAGTTGAAGAAGCAGATTGATGTTCAAAAAACGTTTGATAAAGTTCTCCAAGCTGTTAGTGAGCACATGAAAGAGTTTCGTAGAGAAGTTCTGGCTACGGATGTTACCAAAGCATTAGCTTATTGGGAGAAATCTCTACGTGTTGTGATGGTGGAATCTACCTTACTTGCATCTGCTCTTGAAGATGTAGGAAACATCTTTGCGAAAGAGCTTGTTGTAGCCGCAGATGAATATCGTGAAGGGTTATCGAATATTGATTGGGCAAGAAACATCGAGTTTATGTATACCTTGAGAGATGTGCTTGTACTACTCATAAGAGCTCTTGAAAAAACGATTCAAATTATGAGTATGTTAGGAACTGCGGTTAGGAATACAGGAGACGCATGGGATGGTCTCAGTAAAGGAGTTCAAACAGGCCTTAAGATCTGGCTTGGGTTTGCTGCTGTTGGTATGGCGACAAGAATAATCTATACTTTTGGAAAAGCTGTCAATTGGCTTGTTCTCGGTCCATTACTTCGTTTAGGCAGGCTTCTAACGGTAGTTGCTGGAAGGATTGTTTTAATTCCAGTCCTTATAGGTGCAGTAGGAGTTGCGATAGCATCACTTGCTAAAATTCTCTTAAAAGCAGAAAAAGATATGACATCTGTTTGGGACATCGAGAATTTTTGGGTCCAATTTAAAGAGGGTTTTTTGGGTATCGTTTCTGAAACTGGGGGATTTTGGGCAGATTTCTTTAAACCTCTAACTGATGTATTCAATAAGCTTTTTAGTGATCTCTTCACACCGGATGCTGACATCATAGCAGCTAGGATTAATATGATGGCACAGGAGATAGTAGCAGATATTCGGGGGATTGATTATCCTAGAACATTCAAAGCTGCTGATCCTAAAGACTTAAAAAAGTATTCAGAAGAAATTGCTAAAATGGCTATTGAGTATAAAGTTTTGGCTCAAACTCTTAGAGCAGTTAAAAAAGGAGTTCTTGATATAAGTGATATCGGTCTAGCTCAAGATAAACTGGAGGCTTATTTTGAATCTTTAAAAGTTCCTCCGACTCAACAAGATTACTGGTTGTGGTTAAAGAATGGTATCATTGATACAAAAGAGCTTCAGAGTGATCTTCTTGATCAAGATGAATTAAGAAAAGATCTTGCAAAGGATCTCGCAAAGCTAAGGAAAACGGAACATAACAATGAGATCTTTTTGCTAAATTTGCGTGTTCAAGAGATGAGAAAAGTAGCTGGTTTCGAGAAGGACATTCTTGAAGATATTGAAACTTTTCGGATAGCATCCTTAGAAAAACTTGCAGATGAATATAGTCTCTGGGGACGAAATATGATTAATATGTCCCAACGTACAGCAGAAGCGATTGAGCAAACATTCTCGGATTTCTGGTTTGATGTTTTTACAACGAAGCTAAATAATTTAGGTGATATCATAGAAGCATTTCTTAACTCGGTGCTGCGAGCGGTCTCTGATGTTGCAGGTCAAATAACAGCAGAACTTATAATGGGAAGACGTACAAAAGCAGGAGGTCTTACAGGAGGCTTCGTAGGCTGGCTTGGAAGTTTGATCGGTCTCCACAAAGGTGGGATACTTCATGAGCCTGTTATTGGAAGAGGATTACAAAGTGGACGAACATATGCCCTTGCAGAACATGGTCCAGAACGTATCAGTCCTATTGGAGGAGGAGCCTCAACAGGAACAACTAATGTAATTATTCAAAATTTTTCAGGAGAAAAAACCGAGCAAAAGAAACGTCGAAATACTCAAGGCGGTGAGGATATTCTCGTCGTGATTGGAAAATCTTTTGCAAATGATATTCGAAATGCAGGACCGATTCATCGTCAAATGAGGGATACCTTCGGTCTTTATCCTGCAATACAAGGAAGATAATATGGCAACTTTTTCATGGCCCGCAGATTTATATGGTAAGGTTTTAAAAGGGAGTTTTAGGGAGCTGCCTCCGGATAATACATTTCAATCTAATATGGATACAGGACCTCCAAAGATTCGAAGGAGATCAACATCCAACACTCGACCGATTGAGGTATCTCATTTTTTCACGGCTGCAGATATGGTCACTTTTGATAGTTTTTATGATACCACATTAAACTCTGGATCACTTCCTTTTAATTATCGACATCCTCGAACTCAAGTTTTGGGGGAGTATGTCTTCACTGAGTTGCCTGAGTATGTTGATATGAATCAAGGATTTAGAGTAACGACAAAGATGGAGAAGTTGGTCTAATGCCAAGAACTACGTCTGCAACATTTCGAGATGCTGTTTACTCCCAACGAACAAGTGAAGCTTTTATAGTTCTTCTTACTATTGAGCATGATGATCTTGCTGCTCCTATACGACTATCAAGTGATGGAGTAGATACTACCAGTAATGGAGAGACCTTCATTGCATACCCATTCAATATTACTTTTCCTGACGATCCTGAAGAAGGAATTACCATGGGAAAGTTTGAGATCGATAATGTAGCTCAAGACTATATTGCAGCTATTAGAAGTATTTCAACTTCACCAACAATGCAAATAGATGTTGTTCTTGCGAGTGATCCAGATACTCTTGAGGTATCTCTTTCTGGTTTTGAGATGACAAATATTGAATATACTGCTAATGTAATATCATTTAGTTTAAGTGTAGAATCTTTTATGAATGAGCCATGGCCTGGAGATTCTTTTTTACCATCGACGTTTCCAGGATTGTTTTAATGTCTCCCGTGTAATTTTAGACCGCTAAAAATACCGACATGGACATCAGTAAATATATAAGCATTCCCTTTAAGGAACTTGGAAGAGATTTAAATGGTTGGGATTGCTGGGGATGTTTTAGATATATCTATCAAGAGCAACTAGGTATATCTTTACCTTCATATATAAATTCCTATAAAGATACAAAAGACGTAAAAAACATTGCAGCACAAACAAGAGCAGGACGAAAAGAGGTGTGGATTAAAGTCGAAGATTTTAGGATTACTGATGGAATTCTTTTTCGGATTGAAGGTGATCCAGTTCACGTTGCTATCGTTATTAACTCTTATGAGATGATTCATGTCTATCGTGGAGTTGACACCTGCATTGAAAATTTTACAACGTCAAAATGGAAATCACGCCTTCTTGGGTTTTATCGTTATAGAGGTTTGATATGAATAATAATGAAATAAATCTCGCATTATTTAAAAACCCTTTTTCACAACAGCGGATTGATCGTATTGCTATACTTGGAACTATATCTGAAATTCTAGATCAATCAAATATAAATCGAGACAACTCTGCTATTAGCGTGATGATTAATGATGAGCCTATCAATCCAACCACTTGGGATTCTCGAAAACCATTTCCAGGAGATGTTGTCTATGTTCAAGTAGTTCCAACAGGTGGAGGTAATCTTCTACGAACTATTTTAACGGTTGCTGTTCTGATACTTGCTTATGTAGTTGCTCCTTATGCAGGATTTGCACTATCACAAGCTTTCTTAAATGCTGGTATGGTTGTTACAGCTACAACATTAGGCTCAGTGGCGTTTATTGGGATAACTGCTTTGGGAATGCTTGCCGTTAATGCGATTGCACCTCCAGCAGTAGATCAAATCGGGACAGCAGTTAGGCGGGAAAGCCCAACTTTAACAGGTGGAAGTAATTATATAGATCCTTATGGTCCAATCCCTCGACCTTTGGGACGACATAAAGTAATCCCACCTTTTGGAGCAAGGCCCTTTACAGAGATTTTAGGGTCTGATCAATATCTCCGATTACTTTTTGTGCTTGGATATGGACCGTTATCTATCTCTGAATTAAAAATTGGAGATTCAGATATTGATGATTTTTCAGAAATTGAATATGAAGTTCGTCAGGGATATCCTGGAGACTCTCCTGTAACTTTATATTCAAACATAGCAACTGAGGAATCTATAGGAGTTGAGCTCCTACAAGCGAATTCATGGACAACACGAACTACAGAGGATAATATTGATGAAATATCTATTGACCTTATCTTTCCACAAGGCATATTTCTTGTTTCTGAGTATGGAGATGTGAGTGTTTATACGGTGACTACTGAATGGCAATATGCAGTTGCAGGTTCAGGAAGTTGGAGCGGTGCAAGAACAATTTCAACAGTTGGAGGTCATGGAGGTGTTATTCGAGATTCCGATCGTGTATCTGGATTGACTTTTAGTCGGTATGATGTTAGAGTGCGAAGAACATCAATAGATACTGGAGAAATTGATAATATATCAGCTAGTTGTTTTTGGGATACTTTAAGATCTATCTCTTCTGTACATCCTGTTGGTATATCTGGAATGGCTCTTGTTGCAATGAGAATTAAAGCTAGTGATCGATTCAGTCGTGGAGCTATAGAAAGATTTAACTGTATAGTTCATTCGATAGTTAAGGATTGGAATGGTGCATTATGGACAGAACGAACATCAAATAACCCGGCATCACTTCTTCGACAAGTTTTACAAGGAGCTGCAAATAAACGTGCGATTGCGGATAGTAGAATTAACCTTACAAAACTTCAAGAGTGGCATGATTTCTGTGTTACAAATGGATTTACATATAACAGCCCTGGTGATTTTCGATCTAGTGTTCAAGAAATACTTAATAAAATAGCTGCAACAGGACGAGCATCTGTGACATATTTTGATGGTCAATATTCCATTATTATGGATAAGCAACAGACGATACCTCGACAACATATCTCTCCTCGAAATTCTTGGGGATTTTCTGCTCAGAAATTTTTTCCAAAACTGCCACATGCTTTTCGCATCCAATTTGCAAATGAAGATGAGGGTTATCAATCTGATGAACGCATTGTTTATGATGATGGTTATAGCATAAGCAATGCTACTCAATTTGAAAGAATGACTCTTTCAGGAATTACTACATCCAATCTTGCTTGGAAACATGGTCGTTATCATATTGCTTGTGCGAGATTACGACCTGAAATGTATTCTTGGTTTATGGATATAGAACATCTCGTTAGTACAAAAGGAGATATGATCGAGATATCTCATGATGTCCCTCTCTTTGGAATTGTAGCAGGAAGAGTAACAGCGATTCAAACTGATAATGGTAACACAACTGGATGTACAGTTGATCAAGAACTTGCAATGGAAGCAGCAAAGTCTTATTCGATAAGGTTCCGACAAGCAACTGGAGTATCTGTCGTAATCAATCTTGTTACTGATGTAGGCAATCAAACTACAGTGGTTTTTACATCTCCAGTTGCTACTGCTAATGGACCTGCAGTTGGAGATTTGTGTCTTTTTGGATTAGTTGGTAGTGAATCTGTGAAATTGGTTATACGAGCCATTACACCTCAGTCTGATCTCTCCGCAAAGATAATCGCTGTTGATGAATCTCCAGCTATTTATACATCTGATACTGGATCTATTCCAGACTTTGATAGTCAGATAACGCTTCCTTATGATGTTCCCAAATCAGTTGGAAGTCCAAGCATAAAAAGTCTTCGATCTGATGAAACTGTTTTGATTCGTGATACAAGTGGAGTTCTTATACCACGAATTCTAATCACTCTTGATTGGAAATCGGCATCACTTTTTGAGCAAATAGATGCAACAGAAGTTCTTTGGAGATTGTCGGATTCAGAAGGTCCATGGAAACGAATTACATATCCTATTTATATCTCTGAGTTATCGATTAATGACGTTGAAGGTGGGCTTTATTATGATATAAAATGTAGGTATCAATTTGCAGGTGATCAAGTAGGCCCATGGACAGAAATTAATAATTATCTTGTTATCGGAAAAACATCTCCTCCGCCAGATATCACTACCTTGCTTCGAGAGGGTGATATTATCCGATGGACATATCCAATATATCCAAAAGATTTTGCAGGATTTCGTATTCGACATCGTGCTGGAACAGGTACAACATGGGCAGACGCAGTTCCTGCACATGACGATATCATCAAAGGAACTACATTTCCTCTTGATGGATTGCCATCAGGTGTTCAAACAATCTTAGTGAAAGCAGAAGATGTTGCTGGTAATGTAAGCGTAAATCCTGCAGTTTTGATTAAGGATCTTGGAGATCCTGTTATCTCTAATATTATCATATCATATGATTATGCAGCAAACAACTTTCCTGGAACGATTACGAATGGAACTATAGATGGAACTGATATTAAAGCAGATAGTGTTGGAACTCTTTTTTGGGCAGTAGATGGCGGTACTACATTTTGGGCAATAGATAGTGAGACTGTATTCTGGGGAACGAATTATCTTGCTATGAGTTATGTATGTACATACATCCCTGCAAGTAGTATGGTTCCTTCTATTGCATTACTTAGTTATGATATTGATGGTGAGCCATGGGTAATATACTATCAGATTGATTCATACAATCCATACAATTTAGGTGATTTTGCTCTAGGTGGAACTGATCAAGTTGCAGTTGTTATAACAGATGCCAACACCATAACAGTAACTAATCTGGATACAGATGAGAATGTGTGGGTTAATCGTGATCTCGGAGCAGGTAATTTTGATGGAGATTTTGAGTTTCATGTCAAAATAAAACGTACAGGTCCGACATCGTCATCGGTTTCTCCGAGTGCAAGTATTTCTCCAAGTGCTAGTATATCACTATCCATCAGCCCTAGTCAATCTCCAAGTGCCAGTCAATCATCTAGTGCAAGCGAATCTTCATCAGTCAGTCCGAGTCAATCACCATCTGCTAGTATATCATCGTCTGCTAGTGTATCACCATCTATCAGTCCTAGTATATCACCATCCATTAGTCCTAGTGTATCTCTCAGCACATCTCCCAGTACAAGTGTATCTCCTAGTGCTAGTATATCGCCATCTGTTAGTCCTAGTGTATCATCAAGTGCTAGTATTTCTCCGAGTGTATCACCAAGTGTTAGTTTATCAATCTCGCCTTCTCCTTCTTATACATCGTCATCTTCATCGTCTCAGAGTTCATCGGCTTCTGTTTCGCCATCTCCTAGTCCATCCATTGGAGTTGGAGAAGGTGCACGATGTGGTATTTGGGCATTAACTAATCTTGAAGATGATTTATATGGTATTGAAAATGCCTCCGATGATTATCTCACAGTCTATTGGTCAGAGCAGAGTGATGGATCTCATAAGTTAACTTTAGAGGAATGCCAAGCTGGTGCTTTGACATTTGATAGTTCGATTCCGATCTCGACAGATATAGATTATTGGGTTAAGATCATTCGTGATGAGACTCTTGGAACATTTGGTACAGCTTATTGTTATATCTATGATTCAAATGATATGGGTACAGGAGATCTAATAGATACATTAACAATTACTTTGAACGAAAAGATTGATTTCCGTTATCTTTGCTGGATGATTGGCTATGACGATGGTGGCGGTGGAGGTGAACTTTGGTCAGGTATTATTGAAGATCTCGAATTTGTAGATGCCAATAGAGCAACTGATTGGTTATCGTGGCCAGGAAGCATAGCAGTAGAAGAATGGAAATATAGCTTCAAGGTTGTGACTGGAGCAAGTAGTATTCGTGGATGGATCTATGACTTTGCGCTTGATCTAGATGTTCCCGACATCGTAGAGAAGTTTGAGGATGTAAGCATTGCATCTCCTGCAGGAACTCGATTATCTATAACAGAGACGTATCGAGATATAACTAATGTTGTTGTGACTTTACAGGATGACGCAGGTGCTGCACGTTCTATAATAGTGATAGATAAAAACATAACTACAGGACCTTTGATCAAAGTTTATGATAAAGACGATGTTCAAACTACTGGATTAATAGATGCTCAAGTAACTGGTTATTAAGGAGGATTAGAATGACTACATTACCAGCCTCTGGATATCTTGAAAATGCAGCTCGGACACATCAAGAAATGAAGGACGCATTTGAAGACCTACGAGATTTTATTTCTGAACGCATGGGAGGATCAGCATCAAGCGAACTAACGATTGCGGCTGGTTCAATAACACCAACTACGGGATTTCATTCAGTTGATACACAAACCGATGCAGCTTCTGATGAACTTGATAATATCCTAACAACAAATCTTGATGAAGGTAGTCCTCTTATAATTTATGCAGAAGATGATGCTCGTACAGTTGTTTTGAAGCATGAATCCGGTGGTGCAGGACAGTTGCATTTAATCGATGATATTGATTATTCTCTTGATGATGTCGAAAAGTTTATAATCTTTCTTCGTATCGGTACTGATTGGTATGAAGTCTTTCGTAATTATCATTCGGCATCAACAACAGAGCAGGGTGTTGTAGAACTTGCAACAGAGGCAGAAGCCTTAGTTGGAGCGGATACCACACGTGCAGTAACAAGTAAAGGTCTTGTTGATGCAATAAATGCACTTGCGGTATTAGCGTGGGATGCAGAAGGCAAAGTCTGGATGTATCGAAATGATGCTGCGCCAGGGATGACGCTAATTGCAGGACTTACTGATAAAGTTTTATCTCTCAAGGGAGGGTCAAATGCATACAATGTTGATGGAGGAAATCCAGATAGTGTTGAAACATGGACTTGGCCTAGCTATACCCTTCAAGTTGATGATATGCCTTCACATGATCATGAATTAATTGCATCTATCACAACTGAGGCACAAGTAGGCTTTATAATGGATAATAATCGAGTAGATGTGGGGGAAGGGTCACGAGTAGATACTGAACCTACTGGAGGCGATGGTGCTCATAGTCATGGAGGTACTACATTTCGTCCTTCAGCAGCTGTTGGTACATTGCAAGGTCCAGATGTATAAAAGGAGGATAAATAATGGTAATGCAATTAGAAGTAATTAGACATGGTAATCAATATGTCAGTGGTGAAGATCCTGATGTAGAATGTCCCGAATGTAATGTTGTTACAGAGCCTCATCTTTCTGTAGGAGCAGATAAAGATGGGAAGGCTGTACTTTCTTATGATTGCCAAAACTGTGGCGCATTTTTTATAGGTAAAACAGATGTTTCTTTGAAGGCGAATCAACCTTAATATGTTGTCTAAAAAAGATAAAGAAGAGATTCGATCCATTTTTCGTGAAGAATTAGATCTCACCTTCAAGCGGATGATGTTGATGGAGATTTCTCCTCGCAAGCCTGGTGATCCACCTAAACATACCGAGAAGATGGAAATCAATGTCTTAGATGAACTTGTGAAATATTTTCCATATGTAGAAGGTGCGATCCGCGGATGTCAAATTGACTCAGCAAGCGCAAGAAATAGATCAGAAGAGGTTAAAAATGGATTTGTAAAGCTAATCGAACATCTCGACTCTCAAGAATATGTAGAACTTCTTGAAGTAAAGAATGAGGAGGTAACTGATGGAAGGGATACCTTGGATGGCGTGGGCGGGTAACATTGTGTTGTTAGGTGTCGCTATATGGATTATTAGAGTTCATGTTACCAGCGTTAAAGATGATATTAAGAACATACTTACAGCTCAAGTTAAAAGTTGTGATAAACGTCTTGTAACTATTGAAGCTGTAGATGCTGATCAATGGAGTGTTATCAATTCTCATGGTCATAAAGGATTAGATGAAAATGGTGCGAGGGTGACAAGATGAGCGACTCAATCAAGATTAAAAATTATAAAGTTTTGAATGCTCTTATGAGTGTGCCTTATCATCCTAAGTTAATTGACCTAAATCAATGGTGTTGTGTTAGATATTCTAGTTGGATGTTCACTAGTGGATATAGAAGAGAAAAAATTCATTCTAAAGATTCTGGGATTCACTGTACTATTCCATGTCGAGCTAATGATATTCGAAGCCTTAATCTCGAAGATCCACAATCAGTATGTGATGATATTAATAAACATTGGATTTATGATCCTAAAAGACCACGATTTAAATGTGCAAAATATCATAACACGGGGCGAGGATGGCATATTCATCTTCAAGTACATAATCGAACTATTTATCTAGGAGGATAAATTATGAAAAAGTTGTTTGTTTTATCGATGTTAGTATCACTGTTGTTTGTTGGGTGCTCAGGAGCACAGCTTGATCCAAATCAAGAAGATGCCATTATTCGAACTGCAGGTAACGGCCTTGCTACCATTTTAATCATAGCAAAACCAGAGATTGCACCTGCTGCAAAAGTTTACTGTGAAAGATTTGCTACAGTTGAAGATATGCTTGAAGCCCAGATTCTCCTGGAGACTGGACTTACGTATTTAGCTGATAAGTATACAGATACTCCTAAACTATCTATAGCTGTAATAAATCTTTTAAAGATCATTGGTTACGATCAAGCAGAGGCTCTTGTTATGCAAAGAATCGATGGAGCAACTAAAACGAAGGATTTTACCGAGGATATGTTTCGTAAAACACTTTTAGTTGCTAAGGGCTTTTGTGAGATGTTCTAATCGATATAATCTTTTAGATCGATCTTTTTCTTCGATAGCCATAGAGCGCTATCTCCACGTTTGTCACGTGATACATTAAAATCTAATGCTCTTGCGACATGGACGCCTACCCAAAAGGTGTCTGCTTCCAAGGGCATTTCCATTCCCCATTTTTCACAAAAGCTGCGTATTTTTCCTTCATCAAGACTTTCGAGAGCAGATACTTTCTCTATGATGAAAAGATGTATCTCGTCTGGCTTGAGTTGAAATGGTTCCATTTGTGCCATTTATTTTTCCTCCTTTATCTCCGTATTTTTAACACTGTAAAATTGCACATCATTTTTTGTCAGTCTTTTTATTTGCTATCTTATAAAAGGTCCCCTTTGTACCAACATTTTCTTTAATCCTCTTCGTCTCTTTTAAGTCATCGATATACTGCTGAAACTCAGCCGCGCCATAAGTTAATCTTTTATATATCCTTCGGAGTAATACAGAATGCGACATGGATTCTGGATATACTGTTGAGACAATTGCAACTATCTGATCCGCTACCAGGCTTTGTTGAGTTGCTCCTATAGCTGCAACAGCGACAGGATAATGCGACTCAATAAATTCTATAGACTTTAATGCAGAATCGAAGTGATCAAGACGAATAATTTTTTCATTCGACTCAGATACCGACAATACAAGAGCTGCTTTAAGTACATGGTCATGCCTTCTTTCATAGAAAGACTCCATGTCTCCAGTTGGTGGATCTCCCATTTGAGTATACCATGCATCAAATGCATCCTCAGCTTCTTGTGTCATCTTAAACTCTCCCCATAGTTGAGCTATACAACCAAGATCATGAATCAAAAATTCCTCTAAACTCCTATCTAGAAGAGGTTTTGCTACTCTCTTTGTTCTTACTCCGTATATCAATAACGTTCGAGCCATGAATCCTGATACAAGAGTTATGGAAGGGAAGATATCTCCTAACTGAGCTAGGGTGCATGCAGCCATAAGCGAAGGACATGGATTACGGACTGTACGGAATCCTTTATTCCTTGTAAGAAAGTCGAGTCGTGCTCGAGAAGTATATGCAGCTGTGAGAAAGTCAAGAAGATCTGAAATATACGATTGCTTTCCAAAGAGATACGCTAGTTCATCCGCTTGAATTAAAACACTTCCATCTGGCGAGATCTTGCCATCAGGACGAATAGAAGCATGATCCATATAATCGATTAATCCCTCTACTGTCATCCGTCCATATAAAACTCGCAGCTCTTTGACGTTTCGGATGAGATCAAGACCAATATCCATAGCTGCACTTTTCTTAGAGGCTCCTGACTTGGCAACTAAAATAATGTATTGGTTGGGATATATTTTGTAAGCTCCCCGATCTATCCACACGTTTCGCTTTAGGGCGGTTGATATCATTTGACATCCTACCCAAAAATGGAATATGTCGGGTGATTCCTGCTTTACAATGTAATCTCGGTATGCTGCCAGCCAGCCCCCACCTAATTTTCGCTTTCGCTTTGGAGGCTGATTAGGTTGCATATCATCTCCTCACTGATACCGACATCGGTTGGATTGATCTTTTCAAGAGGAATGCCGAGGGAAGAGGCATATTCTCGTTCAGCTGTAAGGCCTTTGGATTCTAACCATCCCGGAAGAGTCAAGATTAGAAACTTTTTTGATGCTCGAATATAAGCTCTATTTATATGCCTCCAGTATTTGTAATCTATCGGAAACGTTAATAGTTTTGCTATAGGATGACAGTGAGTAATTGGCGAGAGGATTATTCTTTGTTGTAGTATTAATGCGCCTGCGGCTCTTGTAATGAGATTATAACGCAACTCAACAACCTCTCTATTGATGTGAGTGAAAGGCGTTCCTAGGTATTCTATGTCCATTCAACCCTCCCTTTTTATAAATATCTTTTTTATTTCCGATAAATTTATTTCT